GGTCCCGTGGGGGCAGGGGTTCAAGGACATGACCGTCGCAGTCGAGGCTTTGGAGATCGCCGTTATAGACCGGAAGCTGGTTCATGACGGCAACCCGGCCCTGAGGTGGAACATATCAAACGCGATGGCCGTATCTGACCCGGCGGGCAACCGGAAGCTCGACAAGTCGAAAACACGGTTTCGGATCGACGGGGCGGTGGCCCTGGCGATGGCATTGGGGCTGAAAAGCCGGGACATGGCGCAGGAGGCGGGGCCGTCCGTCTATGAGACTCGCGGCCTGATGGTCATTTGAAGGGGGGGCGACATGAGACAACTCAGATTGCAGGATCGGACCTTGACGGAAGACGACGTTTTCGTGATCGCGGAGATCGGGTCGAATCATGGCGGCGACCCGGACCTGTGCGAACGGATGATCTGTGAGGCGGCGCGGGCGGGCGCGGACGCGGTGAAATTGCAGAAGCGGGATAACCGGGCGATGTTCACAAAGACCGCCCTGGCGAAGCCTTACGAGAACGAGTTTTCTTATGGAAAGACCTACGGCGAGCACCGGGAGCGGCTTGATTGGTTCGGGGAAGCTGAGTTTCGGCGGTTCAAGGCCGTATGTGATCAGTTGGGCGTCCTGTTCTTCGCCACGCCGTTTGAGCCGGGAAGCGCGGCGTTTCTGCATCGGCTCGGAATGCCCCTGTGGAAAATCGCATCCTGCGACGTGACGAACCACCCCCTGGTGAAACAGGTGGCGTCCTACGGGGAGCCGATCATCCTGTCAACGGGCGGGGCGTCCCTGCGCGACCTGGGGATCCTGTGCGACAAGCTGAACAAGTGGAATCCGAATTATGCCGTGCTGCATTGCGTGTCGCTCTACCCGAATCAAGACCACGAATTAAACCTTGCCACGATTACCCGATACCGGGAGTTGTTGGATGACAAGTTGATCGGCTTTTCTTCGCATCATCCCGGCGTGCTGCCCCTGATGATTGCCCGGAGCTTGGGGGCGTCGATCTTTGAGGTGCATTTTACCTTGAACCGGGCGACACGCGGGACTGACCACGGGTTTTCGCTTGAGCCGCACGGGTTGGAAAAAGCGGTGGAGGATTTGCAGCGGGTGAGGACCATGCTCGGCTCGCCCGAAAAGTCAGCGACTCTGGACGCGGAAAGGAGGGGATTCGTCAGTAAGATGGGGAAGGGGGTTTATCTGAAGCGCCCCCTTCCCCTCGGGGCGGTGGTCACACCGGAGGACATCGTTATCAAGTCACCGGCGGGGGATGGCCTGAAGCCCTACGAGGCCGACCGGATCATCGGGCGGGAACTGATCGCGGACTGTTCGACGGGGGTTGATCTTGGGGAGGGGATGTTTCGATGAGTAGCAAACTTGCCGTTGTCACCGGAACCTTGGGCCAGTTGGGGCCGATATGGTGCCGGACGTTAGATGGGATGGGATACCGGATTTTCGGGATCGATCAGCCGTTGTGGGACGTGGCCGACCGGGATCAGATGCACTATGCCGCCCGCCGCTGCTACGCGATACACGGGGCGCCGGAGGTGGTTTTGCTGAACGCCGCGATAGACAACCCGCCGGGATCGGATGCTAAGTTTTTCGGCAATCTGGAACGGATCATCGCCGTGAATCTTCTAGGGGCGAATTACGTCGCGGAGGCGTTCATACCCAGGATGATCGAAAACGGCGGCGGCGTGATTATCGGGATCGTCAGCATCATGGGCCGGGTCGGTGCGGACTGGCGGAATTACCCGGAGGGATTTGAAAAGCCCTGTGCGTACGGTCAGAGCAAGGCGGCCCTTGAAGCGATGGCCCGTCAGATTACCGTACAGTACGGGCGATATGGCATCCGGGCGTGTTGCATTGGCTTTGGCCCGTTTGACGGGGGGAAACTGGACCCGGTTTTCCTCGGGAAGTTTCTTCGGAACGTGCCGGTGGGGAGGCCGGTATCCGAGGCGTCTGTGGCGGCGGCGTTGCGTTTCGCCGTCGAATGCCCAGAATTTGCGGGACAGACCGCACTAATCGACGGGGGGTACACGATCTTATGACCAAGAAAAAAGCACCACTCACAGCAGAACAGATCAACGGGCGGGCGTCGGTCATCTCAAAGAAGATTGCCCACGAACTGTCGGACTTTATCAGGGTGACGGGGAAGGTCATTGCGGAAATCAAGGTCACGTCATGGGCGGAACCGGGCAAGGATGGGGTTATGAATCTCCATCAGAACGTCAATGTCCGGTACGGCGACGTTTCGGTGACGAACACCCCGCCCCCGCCCGCGAACAGGGTTCCCGCACAGGTGGAGAGGGTCGGATGAGCGCGATTGCCCTTATCCCCTGCCGCAAGGGTTCGTCCCGCCTGAAGGGGAAGAATATGCGCCTGCTTGCCGGAAAACCCCTGCTTTACTGGGCGATCAAGGGGGCCATTGACAGCGGGCGTTTCAAGCGGATCGTCGTGACCACGGACTGGGATGTTTGCGCCGACGTTGCGCGGGACATGTGCGTTGACGCCCTGATGCGGCCCCCGGAATTATGCACGGCGGACGCCCACGATTTTCAATGGGTCAGTCATGCGATGGACCGTTTCCCCGGCTTCGACGTGTTCTGTATCCTCCGGCCCACGTCGCCATTCCGTACAGGCGACACGATCAGGCGGGCGATGGAGGACTTTCTTGGAGGGCCCCGGTGCGATTCGATGCGGGGGGTGAGTCTTACCCCCGCGCACCCGCGCAAGTCGTGGGTCGTGGCGGGCAAATTCATGTTCCCCTATGACGATGGAACGATCATGAATATCCCCTTTTACGACCTTCCGACGCAGGCGCTGGGGGACGTGTACGTTCAAAACGGCTGCATTCACATCGCGTGGGCGGCGACATTGGAAGGCGGCGACGTGTCGGGCCTTGTCATCCGGCCCTTTGTCGTGGAGGGACGGGAGGCCGTGGACATCAACACCGCCGAAGATTTGGAGTGGGCGGAATATCTTATGGGGAGGGAAACGTGAGCAAGGTCTTGAATCCTAATGCGCCCCGCTATGCGGTTGCGATCACCCGGAAACGGTTTTTCGGTTGGCTGCTTCACGCATTCCTGCGGCGGCAAAGGCGAATTTGGAGGGGGCTATGAAATTGTACTACGTCCCGAAATGGGAACTGGACAAGATCACGGATCAGGAGGTGCTCCTCGACGCCTTGCGCCTCAATGTCCTATACCAAGTCCAGCGTGCGGGCAGCGGGCATCTGGGCGGCTCCCTGTCGTCGTTGACCATCATGGTTCCCCTGTTTTTCGGTGAGATGGGGCCGGATGACGTGTTTATTGCAAGCAAGGGTCACGACGCCCCGGCGCTGTACGCGATCCTGACGGCTAAAGGGGTCATCCCGTTCGATGCGATTCATACCTTCAGGCGCCCGGGGGGATTGCCGGGTCATCCGACGATTGACGTTCCGGGTGTGCTGTTCAATACGGGTTCGCTCGGGATGGGGATTTCAAAGGCCAACGGACTGGCGGCGGCGGACAGGCTGAACGGCATTGACCGGAAGATCCACGTCCTTGTCGGGGATGGGGAATTGCAGGAGGGGCAGAATTGGGAGGCGCTGCAATCACTAGATCATTCGGTGGCTGTACACGTAGATGCAAATATGTGGCAATTATCACAAGACGCTTGGCCGCCATTCGCTGATTGGTTGGAAGAAATGGTAGAAGTACACAAGACCGTCAAAGGCTCCGGCATTTCCTTCATGGAGGGTGATAACCACTATCACGCCGGGGCGCTGTCGGAACTTGAATATGAACGGGCCGTACAGGAGATATGCAACCGCTCCCCGCAATTCGCCGTCTGTGAGGTGGAGCGGGAAGTGTATCCCCGCGCCTTCCCGGTCAACACACTCCTGAAGGCATTTTCAGCAATTGTTGAAAACCTTGGGAAGAATGAAAAGGTGGTCTGCATGGACGCCGACCTTGAACCGGATTGTGGCCTAACTGCCTTCAAAGCGAGGTATCCCGCCCGATTTATCCAATGCGGGATTGCGGAGCAGGACATGGTGAGTATGGCGACGGGGCTATCTGCCGGGGGGTTCATCCCGGTTGTCCATTCCTTCGCGGCTTTCCTCTGCCGTCGGGCGAACGAACAGATTTACAACGCCTGCCTTGAACGTCGTCATATCGTATTCGTGGGGCATCTGGCGGGCATCCTACCGATGGGGCCGGGAACGTCTCACGAGTGCAAGGAGGATATCGCCCTGATGAAGACCATGCCGGGGATGGAGATCCTCAAGCCACAGACGCCGGAGGATCTGCGCGGCGCGATGGAGTGGGCGGTCCATGAGGCGACGGGGCCGGTCTATGTTTCGATAGCCTGTTGGGGATTGGAGGGGGTGAGGCGATGATGTTGCCCTTCAAAATGCGAACCGAAACGCCGATGGAGAAATACCGGGCCGAGACATTCTGGGAAAAGGAACCGGAGACAATCGCGTGGATTAAATCTTTTGCGCCCACGGATGAATTTGTGGACATCGGGGCGAACATCGGCGTGTACTCGCTATTCGCAAATTCCCTCTATCCCGAAATGTGGGTTTATGCCTTTGAGCCGATGAAAGAAAACATGGAGGCGCTTCAATACAACCGCCTCTTGAACCGGTTTATGCATATCGCCTGCTTTTGGTGGGCCATCGGGTCTTTTGACGGATTCGTGGAGTTTGGTTCCGACAAGACCGGGGCCGGGGCGTCCGGTGGACAGGTCGGCAAGCGGGGACGGTACACCATTATCAGCACGCTCGACACTATCTCAAAGGCGCTCGTTATGGATAATCTTCACGTCAAGATTGACATCGACGGGCAGGAATTGGAGGTGGTCCGGGGGATGCAACTGACGCTCCCCTATGTCAAATCCGCCCTGATCGAAGTATCGAAGACAAGCAAGGGGCCAATCATGGACATCATGACCGGGGCCGGGTTCACGACTGACAACCGTTTCAACACCATGTCGCCGCACAGCCGTGAACGCCGGGAACGTGAAGGGATCGACGCGGAGAACATCGTTTTTACGAGGTGATGAATGTCAAGCACGGCAAACAGGGACATCCCGCACAAGTCGCTATTCCGGCCCGATGAGGTGGCGGCGATCTTTCAGGTTTCCGTCAAAACCATCTACTCATGGCACAATGAAGGCAAGCTGCCGGGCCTGAAGGTGGGGGATAAAACCCTCCGCTTTCAGCGCCCGGTGATCATTTCCATCATCTCAAAAGACCCCGCCAGTTAAATTCTTTTACGTTGGTGCCGTTTGGTGCCGTTACGTCCGGGATAATTCTTTCGTTCTTCCCTACAATGTTTCTCACAGGGGGGAAGAATGTCCATTACACACCGAATCCGTCAGTTCAAAGATAACGTCCTACTTCGGGGGCTCTCCGACCCGAATCATTGGCTATCCCGGTTTGTCCAGCAACCCGCATCTTCCGGTGTATCCGTCACGGCGGATTCATCCCTGAAGGTCGCGGCGGTGTATGCCTGCGTCAAGGTGCTTGCGGAAACCATCGCATCGCTCCCCCTGACGATTTACGAGCGCGTCGGTTCTGACGGCAAAAAGCCCGCCACAGGTTATCCCCTATATCCGATCCTGCACGACGCGCCCAACGCCTTCATGACCTCGTTCGATTTCAGGGAGTCTCAGGTGGCGCACCTGTGCCTGAGGGGGGAATCCTACGCCCGCATCGTGCGTAACTCCCGCGATCAGATCGAGGAAATGCTCCCGCTGAATCCCGCCCGGATGGACGTCGCCGTTGCCAATGGCCTGCCCGTCTATGTCTATCGCTACGAGGACGGCAAGCAGGAGTCCATCCCCCGCGAACAGATATGGCACGTCAAGCACCTCCCGATTTCATGCTCCTATAACGGCGATATGCCCGAAGGCTACCGGGGCGTGTCTCCTATTCAGGTGGCGCGGGAATCCATCGGCCTGTCTATGGCGGCGGATCAGTACGGCGGGCGGTTTTTTGCGAATAACGCCTCTGTCGGCATGGCCCTGAAATTCCCCGCTGGCGTCAAGCTATCCGAGAACGCAAAGACATTCCTGAAAGAATCCCTGGCCGAGTACGGAAAACTTGAAAACAAATTCAAGTCCATCGTTCTGGAAGACGGCGGCGACCTGTCGCGGATCGGGATGAGCAATGAAGATTCGCAATTCCTCGAATCCCGGCAGTTCGGCGTAGAGGAAATCGCCCGCATCTTCCGCGTCCCGCCCCTCATGATCGGGCATCCCACGAATACAATGACCTACGCGAGCGCGGAACAGCTTTTCCTCTCGTTCGCCACGTTCACAATCCGCCCCTGGTGCGTCCGGATCGAGCAATCGATCAACCGCAACCTGATCGCCAAGCGCGACCAAGGAAAATACTTCGCGGAGTTCAACCTCGCCGGACTGCTCCGGGGCGACCTCTCGACCCGGTATCAAGCGTACTCCGTCGCCCGTCAATGGGGATGGATGAGCGTCGATGAGATCCGGGCCCTTGAGAACATGAACCCCCTCCCGGACGGCAAGGGCGAGGAATATCTCGTACCCCTGAACATGATCCCCGCTGGCCAGGAACCCCCCGCAAAGCCCGCAATACCCACTCCACAACGACGACAGCAAGGAGACGACGAAGATGCCTGACAAGCAAATGGAATACCGGACGTTTAACGTCACGTCGATGGCGGTCAACCGCGACGATTCAGAGAAGCCCCGGATCGTGGGCCATGCCGCCGTTTTCGACGTCATAGGCGATGGCGGTTATTTCCGCGAGCGCATCGCAAAGGGGGCGTTTGAAAAGTCCATCGTCAACGACGACGTTCGCGCCCTGTTCAATCATTCCCCGGACTATGTTCTGGGCCGCAACACCGCAGGCACGCTTGTCATGCGTGAGGATGAAAAGGGTCTGTTTGTCCAGATCGACCCGCCCGACACGCAGTTTGCCCGCGACCTCATGACCTCCATCAGCCGGGGCGACATCAGCCAGATGAGCTTCGGTTTTGAAATCATCGACGAAGAAAGAACGAAAGGCGAAGGCGGCGACCTGGATTTGTACACACTCCGGGAAGTGCGGCTATGGGACGTCAGCCCCGTCACCTTCCCCTTTTACAAGCAGACCGATGTGAGCGTCCACTCACGGTCACAATGGGCTGCATCACAGGAGCGGCGCGGGTCCGTCCCCGCCGGAATGAGATTGAATCTTCTGAAACGAGAGCTCGATTTAAGGCGAATCTAAGGAGGAAACGATGGATAAAATCAAAGAGCTGAAGGCGCGAGCCCAGGAGTTCATTGACCAGATGCGGGCCATGCTCGACCTTGCCGACGGGGAGGAACGTGACCTGACGGATGAGGAAACGGCGCAGTACGCCGCGATGGAGGCTGAGGCAGACAAACTTCAGCGCGACATTGAGCGGCTTGAAAAACTGGAAGAACGCGAAGCGAAGAACGCAGCGGGCGGGGATAAGCCGTACCGTGTGAGTTACAAGCGCACGTCAAACACCCCGAGCGAGTTCCGTAACCTCGGAGAGTTCCTTTGCTCCGTGAGGTTCAACCGGGACGACCCGCGTTTGGGCCAGGTGGAATACCGCGAGCAGAGCATGGATCAGGGCGCGGAGGGTGGCTTTGCCATCCCCGAGCAGTTCCGGCCCGAGCTCCTCCAGGTACAGCCGCAGGAAGCCATTTTCCGGCCCCGCTGTACCGTCATCCCCGCAGGCGATCCCCCGGACGCCCGCATCACCATGCCCGCCCTGGATCAGACGGCGAGCGAGAACGTCTATGGCGGCGTTGTCGTTGCCAAGGTGAACGAAGGCGGGACGAAAAGCGAGACGGATCTTCGGCTGAAGGAAGTTTCCCTGGAGCCGGGCGAAGTCGCCGCTTACATCACCACGTCAGACAAGCTCCTCCGCAACTGGCAGGCGGCGTCCGGGCTCATTGGGGCGCAGCTCCGCAAGGCCATCATCGGGTGGGAGGATTATCAGATCCTGCGCGGTAACGGTATCGGCGGCCCCCTGGGAATCCTCGACGCACCGTGTTCGATTACCGTGTCACGCACCACGGCCTCCCAGATCGCCATTGCGGACCTCCGCAGCATGTACGCCCGGATGAAGTTCGGCGGTTCCCTGTTCTGGATTGCCAGTCAGACGACCCTTCCGCAGCTTCTGGCCCTGGCCGATGGCGGTTCCAACCTGATCTTCGCACCCTCGGCAGCGGACGGCGTACCGGCGACCCTGTTCGGTTATCCGCTGTATTTCGCGGATCGCTCCCCGGCTCTCGGGTCCAAGGGCGACCTCGTTCTGTGTGATGCGTCGTACTACCTGATCAAAGACGGGTCGGGTCCGTTCATCGAGGCATCGCAGCACGTCTATTTCACGTCCAACAAGACCGTCATCAAAGCGTTTTGGAACATCGATGGCAAGCCCTGGCTTTCGGCTCCGCTGCCGCTTGAAGGGTCCACGACCAACACCGTCAGCCCGTTCGTCGTGCTGAATTAAGGAGGTAACAAGATGAGCAAATACCTTGGAGAGAGCGCAAAAATCACGGCGGCGATTATCGGCGCGGCGGTGTCTTCCGCCGATTCCGAACCCATCGCCCTGAAGGATGTATCGAAGATCACGGTCCAGGTCGGGATTCTGTCCGACCTGGCAACCGCGAAGGCTCTGGCCGCCGCCCCCGCGTCGTTCACGGTTGTGTGCGGGACGGCGGGCCAGGGGGTGAGTTCCTTCACCGCCCTGACGGGTGCGGGAATTGGACTCGGCGAGGCAACCGCCCTTGAATGGCACGAATGGGATACCGTCCGTGTCGTGGCCGGAGCGGGCGCGAGCGCACGGAAGGCGGACGGTCGGACCATCGTTATTGACGGAACGACCTTCACGCTTCAGGAAGCCGCGACGATTGCAGACAAGCAGATCGGTTCGAGCGCGAACAGCGTCATCATCGAAGACCTGGCGTCCGCAATCGCGGTGCATTGTACCCACCTCGAAACCTACGCGGTGACGACTGCTGCCGATTCGTCTTCGGAAGCATCGCTTCGAATCCGGCGCAAGGCAAGCGGTCCCGGCGAAGCGCACGGCATCGACATCGCCTGCGCGGGTGCGTCCAGGTCCACGGGTTGCGTGTACGTCGAAGGCATCAAAAAAACCGGCGTCATCGAGTTTAACCCGTCCCAGGTTCTGGCAACCAACTCCTCCTATACGCATTTCGGTGTCCGCTACAAGAGCACCGGGACGTTCGCGGTGGAGTCTGTCGTGATCTGCGTCACCGGCTACCAGTCCACGAATATCAACCGCGTCGTGGCTCCGTAACTGAACAACCAACAGGGGAAAGAAAGGGGAGAACAGGTATGGCAAAGAAGGAAGGAAAGCAGGCAGAAACGGGGGCCGTCGTTGTTACGCAGGCGGCGGCTCCCGCCCCCCCTACGGAAAAAAAGATCGCCATCGTGGGATGCAGCGACACGAAGCACCTTGCACCCCACAACGATCCGTCGTGGGAGATGTGGGGGATGAACAACGCTTACACGAACGTCCCGCGACGTACCGGATGGTTTGAAATTCACCCGATCAAATTCGCGGACGGCAAGTATTTCAGGCGGAAGCTGCTACGCCCGGGCGTGTTTGAGTGGTCAAACGAGTTTCGGGGGCAGCCGATGGAGGCTTACATTAAAGACCTCGCGGGCCTCGACGTTCCCGTTTATATGCAACAGCATTGGGACGCCATCCCGAAGTCCGTGCCCTATCCGCTTCAGGACATCACTTCCCGGTTCGGCAACTATTTCACCAACAGCGTGTCTTACATGATCGCCCTTGCCATCATGCAGGGGGCGACGGAGATCGGCTGTTATGGGGTAGACATGGCGACGGGATGTTTCACCGGTGACACCAAGATTCAACTCGCAGCAGACGGGCCTGTCAGCCTTGCGACGTTGGTCAACAGGCGCGGCAGTTTCGGCGTGTGGTCGCGTGATAAGGACGGCAACGTGGTCACGGCAAGGGGCCATTCGGCGCGACTGACCAAAAGGAACGCCCGCCTTGTCGGTGTCTGTTTCGGGGATGGATCGTTTGCCCGATGCACGCCGGATCACCCCTTCATGCTGAGTGATGGCTCCTACATTCAGGCGCAGTCATTGACGGCGACCCATATCCTCGCCGGCAGCAAGCGTGTCGAAAGGGTTTATGAGCGACCCGAGCGGGAAGATGTTTACGACATCACCGTCGATAAGACCCACAATTTCCTGCTGGCAAACGGCGCCTGCGTCCACAATTCCGAGTACGGCCCTCAGCGTCCCTCCTGCGAATATTTCCTCGGCATCGCCGTCGGACTCGGAATCAAAATCGTTATCCCGAAACAGATGGACCTTTTGAAAACCAAGTTCCTCTATGGCTTCCAGGAGCGTGAGGCCACGGCGTGGGAGTCCAAGCTCGTGATGATGAAAGAGGCGATGGAGGCACGGCAGGCCAAGGCGCTTAATCAAATCGAGATCGGGAAGAAACAGAACGATCAGTATATCGGCGCGATTGAGGCGTTGAAAGAGATTCAGCGGATACAATCGAACTGGGGAGATTCCAAACTTTGGCAAGATCCGTATT